GAACTCGACGAACGCCTTGCGGCCACCGTTGGTCGCGCTGACGAGCCAAGCGTCGCTGATGTCGCCGTTCTCGATCTGCTCATCGCTGAAGCCGAACGAGACGAGGATCGTCTTCAGGGCGGCCACGCGGCCCTTGAACGACTTCTCCGGAAGGCCGTCCACCGGCAGGTGGAGGAACTCGAACATCTTGAACCCGTTGGGGAACTCGACGGTGAAGCGACGGGCATCGGCCTTGTCGCCCTGCTTGTACTCGACCGAGATGCCGGACACCTCGTAGTAGCCGGCTTCGGGCTGGGAGGAACCGAGCGTGGAGACGCCCTTGAAGGAAGCGCCGTTGATGCTGAAGGACATGGTGAACTCCGTTTGGTGGTCTGTGATGCTGTGGTTGTCGGACTACGGGGCGCCCGGAGGAGGGGGAGGCAGTGGCACGCCACCACCCTTCTTCGGGTCATCCTTCGGCGCGAGGTCGAAGAGGTTCCTCGCCTTGCGCTTCTGGAACGTAGCGCGGGCGATACCATCTTGGCAAGCCCAGCGCAGATGGATTTGTTGATGTCCCGCGTGGAAGAGCGGATGCTCCTCTGAGATCACCTTGATGGAACCGTGGACATCGCCCGTCTCCATGATGCGCTCGCACAGCGCATCCGCGACGTCGTCCTGCCACTCCAGCCCCGGCACCCGGCTGAGCTGGTAGCCGCCCGCCGACGCGCGCAGGATCTCGCGGAGGTTGCCCGGCGTCTTCGCCCAGCACACGCCGGTGCGGTCGCCCGTCACCCAGTCCGGCGACGTGGGGTCGCAGAAGTAGATGCCAGGGAACCACGGGTCGGGGTAGGTCGAGTCGACCATCGCGCGGACGTTGATGTCGCACCACGACGGCAGCGTCTCGACCTGGTTCCGCGAGGGGACGTTCGGGCCGCCGGGGCAGAAGAACCCCTCGGCGTTCGTGCCGGGCATGCGCTCGTGGAACGTGAACGCGAGGTGGACGCCCATGTGCCGGGCCAGGCCGGACAGCATGAGCAGGTGCTTGTTGAGCTGCTGGTAGGCGTAGAACTTGTCCTTCTTGCCGCTCTTGCCCGCAGGCGCCTCCTCGTTCCAGACCATCATGCTGCGGTCGCAGATGTGGCTGGCGTCGTCGATGATGACCGCGCCGTACTGGCGCGCGAGGCCCGTCTTGTGGGCGTACTCCAGCAGGCCGATCAGCTCAGGCAGCGTCTGCGGCGGCTCCGGGTGGACGGCGGGCGTGAAGCCCAGTTCGTTCTGCCCGACGAGCGTGATGGCGCTCGGCACGCCGATGCACAGCGCGGTCGGGAAGGCGGCGAGCACGTCGCTCGTCTTCTTCTTCTTTGGCTTCCCGTAGACCGTCACCATGACGGTCGGGTTGTCGGTGGTCATGTGGCACACTCCGGCCCGGTGGTCGAGCCTCGTCGTAGGGCCAAAGACGACGAGGCGCACCCTCAGCCGCGAGGACCGAGGGAGCAGAGGTCAAGCCCGGCACAGGCTCCGTAGCGCCCATAGCACGACAGTTCGTTCTGCGCCTTCGGCCACTCCCACGGATCCGTGGTGAGGTCGAGGTTGGCGATCTGATGCTCGGCCCACCAGAGCCAGCGCGCAAAGTGTGCGTCCCGGTGCGGCGTCTGCGGAACCTGGGCGCGGGCCACGCGACCCGGCTGCGTGCTGCTGATGAGGTTCAGCGTCAACCCGCCGAAGCGGTCGCCGTACAACTGGCGCCCCATGATGCGGAACGCAGCGAAGCCGCCGTCGATTGCATAGGCCGCAGCACTGCTCTCCGCATTGATAGATGCTTGGTGCTTGTGGTCCCATATGTAGTAGCGTCCCGACGCATCGCGGGTTACGAGGTCTATACGGCGCGTGAGCGTTATCGGACGCCCATGTTCTCGGTGGTCGGGCATGTGAAGCGGCGTCACCTCGATGTCGGCACCGTCGAGGCTGCGCCACGCGCCGTCCCTCTCCTCCCCTACCCATAGCCCCCACTCCCCGCGCAGGTTGCCCAGCACCGCCACGACGGGGGCCTCCACGGCGATCACGTCGCCGGGCGATTCAGGGAACTTCGCCAGGTAGGCGTGGAACACCTTGAGCATCTGCGGCAGCAGTTCGTGACTGCCGTACTTGTCGCACCACGCGCGGGCCGCGTCCTCCGGCTCCATGAACACGGACGGATCGTGGTGCATCGTCTCGTCGACCATGACGCCCTGCGGCTGCGCTGCGCCCCAGATGGCGTGCAGATGGGCTTGGAGCGTGTGGCCGATGGATCCCTTCGCCAGCGCCTCGATGGGCGGGGCGATGTCGGGCGTGCGGCCCTGCGCGTCCTCCATCCGCGAGGAGCGGTAGAGGTACGCGAAGAGCTGGGGACACTTTGCGAAGTTGCCGATGCGGCTCCAGCCGCGGCCGGACTTGCCGGCGTCGATGAGCATCTTCATTCTTCCTCCTCGTCGAGCACCATGAGCTTCGACGCGACGTCATCCATGAGGGCCTCGCGGTCCTCCATGCCGAGCAACTTCTCGCCCATGCCGGACAACTCGTCGGCGGCGAGGAACTGCTCGATGGGACCGAACTTGTCGGTCAGGATCTCGACCACACGCTCGTCGTAGGTCGAGGCGGCGACGACGACCTTCAGCAGCGTGGCCCGCCCGCCATGACGGTCGAACCGGCCACGCCACTGAAGGAAGTCACCGGGCTTCCACGGAAGCATGGCGAAGATCGCAAGGTCGGCCGTCTGCATGCCGTCGACCGCGATCCCGAACGCCTGGCCCGTGCCGACGAGGCAACACGGGCCAGGACTGTTTCGGAACCCGTCGATCATGTCGTTGCGCTCGGACTCGCTTACGCCGCCGTGCCCAACCCAGACCGTCGCGTTCTTCACCTCGTCGCTGGAGCTGGCGGCCTTTCGGATCGCTTCGCCCCAACGCTCGGCTTCCCGGCGGCGCGCAGTGAACACGATGACCTTGCCGCCACCCTTCAGTCCTTCAAGGACCTCCGCCACGACATAGCCACGCTTACGACTGCTCGCCTCCGCGAGACGCGCCTCGATGAGACGTTCTCGCGCCGGCACATCTTCATATTCACCTCGGGCTTGTCGCGCAAGCTCTTTGATCGCTTGATCGAAGGTTTTTGCGTCGTCGTACCGCTCGGCCTTGTCCTGCGCCGACACCGGCAGGTAGACCACCTGGACCCGCGTCGGAGGCAGGCTGGCGTGGCTCTCGGAGTACGGCACCTCGTGCGTGAAGAACGAGCAGCGCGCCCGCAGTTCGTCGATGTTGCTGCTACCCTTGTCGTCCATGCCGCCGTAGGGGTTCGCCACGGCATCGCAGTAGCGCGTGGCGAAGTTCCGATAGGAGTGCGCGAAGCCGCCCGGCGTCAGGAGGTCGAGCTGCGCCCAAAGGCGGCGAGGGCGGCCATCGTCGAGCGGCGTGGCCGTGAGGCCCACGCGCAACTGGAGCGTCGGCAGTCGGCTGATGTCCATGATGGCGACGGCCCACGCATCCTTGTCGCCGCCGGCAGTCTGCCGCCGGTGGAAGTCGACGGTGCCGTCGGACTTGTTGACCGCCTTCCATCGCTTCGCCTGCCCGTGGATGTGCAGTTCGTCCAGGATCAGCACCGCCGGCTGGAGGCGCGTCACGAAGTCGAGGTTGTCGTTCAGCGACTCGGCACCCACGATGACGAAGCGGCGCTGCCCGGTCTTGGCGCAGTGGTCGACGTACTGCGGCCACGTCATGTCGCCCTTGCGGCGCTCGCTCTCCGGCAGGAGACGCCACGGCAGGATGTTCGTGTACTGCTGGACCTGCGTCCACCAGACGTGCCGCGCCTTCGCGGGGCAGATGACGAGGACGGTGCCTTGCCGGGTCAAGGTGTCGATCAGCGCCCCCACGGTCTTGCCGCTGCCGCACGGCCAGATGTTCATCACCCACGGGCGCGCGGCGGCCCACGCCGCGCTGCGCTTCTGGTACGGCGTCGCCATGCGGACGACGTGCGGCTTCAGTTCGCCGGACGACGCCTCACGCACGAGGATGAGGTCGCCCTGCTGCTCCAGCGCATCAAGGCCCGCACGGTCCGTCGGCCACGGGGCGATGCCCTGCGCCTTGCGGGACTCGACACTCCACTGTCCGCCCAGGCCCCAGCCCGCGAGGAAGTGTTCCACGATGAAGGCCGCGTGGACGGGCGAGTAGACGTCGATGTGCGACGGCGCTCCGTCGTCGGGCCACTCGTTCTTGGTGAGCCGGTACTTGCGGCGGCCACGGATGGCCCACGCCAAGATGCCGGGGATGTTCTGCTCCAGCGCGATGGCGTGCTGGGCGAGTTGCGGGTCGTGCAGTCGGTACATGTAGTGGGGCTGGTCCCACATGGCGGTTCTCCAGAGGCCCGACCACCGTAGCGGGTCTATGCCACGGCGTCAAGGGTTCTTGACGCAGCGGTAGAGAAGTGGTACATGGTCGGTGCGGGCCACGATGGCCCCGGAGGAACACATGAACGAGAGTCCCATCAGCGTCATCGACCCGGCCACCGATCCCTTCATCTTGCTTGTCGAGCGACATCGCAAGGCGCGGCACTGGTCGTTCGCCGAGCTGGCCCGTCGCGGCGGCCTCACGCAGCCGGAGGTGTCGCGCGTCGTCCACGGCATCCGCATGCCGACCCTGCGCCACGTCCGCGGCCTCGCCGAGGCGTTCGCCAGCGCGCCGTCCAGCCTCACCGAGCCAGCCTCGCCCGCCGAGTGGGTCGCCCTGCTCGTCGACTTGGCCGAGAACGCACGTCTCGGCGTGCGAACGAAGGAGTGACCATGACAATCGACGATCTGGCGGATGATCTGGAGGTTCCGCTGTTGAGGATTGACCCAGCCGAAGTGTATGACGCGGCGATCATCGGCTAC